AAGCACGTTGGTTTATCTAAAGCACTTGATGCAGTATCTGCGGTTAACTCACCACAGAAAATCTGGTACGAGCAATTTGTTGCTGATTATTCATCACAAATTTATGCCGGAGGAAATCCAGGATCAACTGTTGATGCTTTCCACGGAACAGCACCAAGAGCAACTGGATTTACAACATATTCCGGAACTGCTTCCGTATCATTCAATCCAGTTTCGGTTGCTGATGGAACATGGGGTCTAAATGCACAAGATGTCCAGTTCAATGCAATTGGTAATAAAACTTATACTCTTAGAGGGGGTGTAGATTACAGTGCATCTGGAGGAATGAAGCCGACTTTAGGCAACTTAATTACATCATATAACCTATTCTCCAATAAAGATGAAATTCAGGTTGATTATCTAATCATGGGACCTGGATTTGATAATGAATCAGATTCTCAAGCAAAAGCACAATATTTAATTTCAATCGCAGAGCAAAGAAAGGATTGTGTAGCGACAATTGGAGCACATAGAGCAAACTTGATTGGTATTACAAATACAACGACTCAAACGACTAATTTAGTTAAGTATTTTAGTTCACTATCCTCATCATCATATGCAGTATTTGATAGTGGTTATAAGTACACTTATGATAGATTTAACAACAAGTTTGTTTACATTCCTTGCAATGCTGACGTTGCTGGTTTAATGTGCCGCACAAATATTGTGGCATACCCCTGGTTCTCCCCAGCAGGTCAACAAAGAGGAATTATTAATAATGCAATCAAACTTGCATACAATCCAAATAAAGCTCAGAGGGATCAACTTTATCCACAAAGAATTAACGCGATTGTAACTCAACCTGGTGTTGGAACTCTCCTTTTTGGTGATAAAACTGCACTTGGTTATGCATCAGCATTTGATAGAATCAATGTACGTCGTCTATTCCTTACAGTTGAGCAAGCACTACAAAGAGCAGCACAAGCGCAACTCTTTGAACTAAACGATGAATTGACCAGAGCAAACTTTAGAAATATTGTTGAACCATATTTACGTGATGTTCAGGCTAAGAGAGGTCTTTATGGATTCCTAGTTGTTTGTGATAGCACAAATAACACTCCCGATGTTATTGACAACAATGAATTTAGAGCTGATATCTTCCTGAAGCCAGCGAAGTCTATTAATTACATAACTCTAACATTTGTTGCTACCAGAACTGGAGTAAGTTTTGAAGAAGTAGTCGGTAGAGTTTGATTCGGATTCTAAATAAAAAAAGGAGGACTTAAAAATGGCAACAACTAGACCAAACTTAACAATTTCAAATTTTAAATCCAAACTTGTTGGTGGCGGTGCTCGCCCCAACTTGTTTGAAGTAGAATTGGCAACTCTCCCATCCGGACTTACAGGATGGGATAGCGATAAATTTAAATTTTTATGTAAGGCAGCCCAGCTTCCTGCACAAAATATTGGATCTATTGATGTTCCATTCAGAGGAAGGTCCTTTAAAGTTGCTGGAGACAGAACTATTGATGCATGGAGCGTTACAATTATCAACGATGAAGATTTTCTTTTAAGAAATGCATTTGAAGCTTGGACTGAGTTGATAGCAAAACTTGATAATAATATTGGTGCAACTGACCCAAATGCATATATGGTCAATGCAAAAGTCTATCAACTCGGAAGAGGATCGTCCGCTAGCAGCGATAACAACTCCGGATCTGCTAATGCAGTATTAAAGGAGTATGAATTTATTGATATTTTCCCAACTAATGTTGCCGCAATTGATCTATCATATGATAGTTCAGATACTATTGAAGAATTTACTGTTGAATTCCAGGTTCAGAGTATCAATGTAACTGGTGCTGGTGGTCCAAACGCATAATAAATAGTCTAAAGGTTAATCTAAAACTAATAAATTATGGCAAAATTATTTGGATTCTCTATTGAGGATACTGAACCATTATCACCCAATGTGGTTTCCCCCGTCCCCCCTAACAATGAGGACGGGGTTGACCACTATTTAAGCGGTGGTTTTTTTGGTTCGTATGTAGATATTGAAGGAGTATATAGAACAGAGTTTGAATTAATTAAAAGATATAGAGAAATGGCACTCCATCCAGAAGTTGACAGTGCTATTGAAGATATTGTAAACGAAGCAATTGTATCAGACACAAACGATACTCCAGTTCAAGTTGACTTAGATAATCTAAATGCAAGTGATGGAATCAAGAAAAAAATTCGTCAAGAATTTAAGCATATCTTAAATCTATTAGATTTTGATAAAAAATCCCATGAAATTTATAGAAATTGGTATATTGATGGAAGAATTTATTATCATAAGGTAATTGATCTTAAAAACCCAAGCGATGGTATTCAAGAATTAAGATATATTGACGCAATGAAAATGCGTTATATTAGGCAAGATAAAAAGAAAAATAAAGATAAATATAGATCTTCGGTTGTACAAAGTGATAATCCAATGGATTATGACTTCCCAGAAATTGAAGAATATTTCATCTACAATCCTAAATCACAATATCCAACTGGAAACCTAAATGCAACTGGATCTAGTCAAGGAATAAAAATCGCAAAAGATGCAGTTACATATTGTACTTCTGGATTGGTAGATAGAAATAAAGGATCCACTCTATCGTATTTACATAAAGCAATTAAATCTCTCAATCAACTCCGTATGATTGAAGATTCTCTTGTAATTTACAGACTTTCAAGAGCACCAGAAAGAAGAATTTTTTATATTGATGTAGGTAATCTACCAAAAGTTAAGGCAGAACAATATCTCCGTGATGTTATGATGCGTTATCGCAATAAGTTAGTTTATGATGCATCAACTGGAGAAATCCGCGATGATAAAAAATACATGGCAATGCTTGAAGATTTTTGGCTCCCCCGCCGTGAAGGTGGTAGAGGAACTGAAATCACTACACTTCCAGGTGGCCAAAATCTTGGTGAAATTACTGATATTGAATATTTCAAAAAGAAATTATATCGTTCATTGAATGTTCCCCCTTCACGAATGGATGGAGAAGGTGGATTTAATCTTGGTCGTTCATCAGAAATTCTTAGAGACGAACTTAAGTTCACAAAATTTGTTGGACGTTTAAGAAAGAGATTTTCAAACATGTTTAATGACATGTTAAGAACTCAATTAATTCTTAAGAATATTGTAACTCCAGAAGACTGGGAGATTATGAGCGAGCATATCCAATATGATTTCTTATACGATAATCACTTCTCAGAACTCAAGGAGTCTGAGTTGTTAAATGAGAGATTGAATATGGTTGCAGTTGCAGAGCCATATGTTGGCAAGTATTTTTCACAAGATTATGTCAGAAGAAAGATTCTTCGCCAAACTGATGTTGAGATTTTGGAGCAAGATGCTCTCATTGAAAAAGAAATTGAAGAAGGAATAATTCCAGATCCAAGCGCACAAGCAATGGATATGGGTGGAGAACAAGTACAACCCGAACAAGAACAAGATCAGTCCAATATGGATTTGGGGGCACCAGTTATGGAGCCAGATCTTGAATCCCAAGGTCAATCAACACAAGCACCTGCAATTACAAAAATGCCCAAAGGTGGGGAAATATAAATAAAAACGATTATTTCTAGGTATTAAAGAACATGGATGATCTTATGGATATGATTATTGCTGATGAATCACCATCTCAAATCAGTGATAAAATAAAAGAAATTCTTTTTGCAAAGTCTGCAGAACGAATTGATTCTTTTAGACCAATGGTAGCACAAAATACATTTGGACAGGAAAATAATCAGTCCGATCCAGGAGAGGAATAATTAATTTAATAAATAACTAAAAGTGTTTTTTTAAAATAATGGCTCATAGACCAGTTGGGGCAGGTTCCTCATTTAGTTTTGTAGCAGGTGCTGCCACTACATCATCTGCCTTTTCCGTACAATCAAGCGTTTTGCGAGTTGTTGCTGCTGGTTCTGCGGCACACGTTGTAGTGGGTGCAAATCCTTCTGCAACAAATGCGGACTATTATGTTGCATCTGGAGAATCTGTAACTTTAGGTTTAACTAAAGCATCGAATAGGGTTGTTGGTGTTACAACAGGATCAACAACTGTTATTACGGTTCCAGAGGGAACTCAAGTTCCTTTTGGAGTTGGTGATTATGTTTCTTTGGTCGCAACTGGACAAACATACTATAACTTTACACACCAAGAAGTTTTATCTGTTGATACTTCTTCTGGAGTAAATGGATATTATCAAACAAGAATGACAGTTAATTATAATTCATCGGGAATTGTAACTGCATTTTCTTCGAGAGATGCTTCAGTTACTCTTTCAAATAAAGTTTCTGCATATGGTTTAGGTTCAGGAACAGTTTACTACCAACAAGTACAAATTTCAGGACAAGCATGATGAAACTAATCAGAGAAGAAATCGAAAAAGTTGAAGTTCTTACTGAAAAAGTAGGGAATGAGACAAGACTTTATATTAAAGGTCCCTTTCTTCAGGCGGAATGTGTCAACCGTAATGGACGCATGTATCCAATCTCCATTATGGAGAGAGAAGTAAATCGTTATACTGAGCAATATGTTCAGAAAGGACGTGCTCTTGGAGAACTTGGACATCCAGATGGTCCAACTGTAAATCTTGATCGTGTATCACATAAGATTGTTGATCTTTGCCGAGAAGGAAATAA